GTGAATTCGTTAAGCGTAACGAGTATTCACGGGAACGTCTTAACCGAAAACCTGAACGCCCTGTCGTCGGAGGAACGCGAGAAGATGCGCGAGCAATTCGTCGCCGCGGGGTTGCTGAAAAAAAGAGAGGGAACCGATGGAAAATAAAATCGTAAAAGAAACCGATCGCCTGTATGTGTGGGGAACCGTGACATTCCTTTTTCTTTTGGTGTGGCCGGTCCTTGTTGGGTTTTACGCTGCGGGAGTCGCTGCAGGAGTTTGAATAGGCGAAGGGCAATAAGGAAAAAAGGAGGAAGCAATGTCAGACAAAAAGGGAAGTTGCGGGGGAACGCCTCGCGTCGGAAGTAAGGGCGATGCAAAGCCCAAAGGCGGCGGTCGTGGCCGCGGTGGACGCAGGGCTGGAAGATAAAAATTAGACTGAACGTCGTGTCCTTGTGGCGGAAGAGACTTCCCGAGGCCGGTGAGAGGCCGGAGCCGTTGCAAGGACACGGCGATGGGTGCCGGGTGGGGAATCCGGCTCGTGGACACGGAAATAACAAATGGGAAAACGTCATGGAATTCAAAAAACTCGTAGAAAGGATTAAAATGCTCGCGACGCAAAAAGAATTTGCGGAGGAAATAGGCACGACTGGCAGTTACATTTCGCAGTGGATCCATCATCGCCAGCCTATGAAATCGCCAATGCGAAAAAGGATTATAGCTTCGTTAAAAGTGGATTTTGACACAATCTTCGAACTGGTTCCGAAAGGAAAAAGATAATGGAAATCTACTCACCGAAACGAAAAGGCGATACAAAGCGCTGGGACATGACAAAGACCGATCACTTCGGCGTAGCAATGCCGGTCGGCCCATGTCTTGAGGCGATCAAGGCCGGGGACCGGCGCGGCCATCACGAAACGAAAGAGCAAGCCCTGGCCTGCTTCAAGGAATGGGCGCTCGATATGGTCCGCTTTGACGGCCAGCTTATGCTCCCTCTTGGGTGCGAGGTATGCGGCGACCTGACCTGGCGCTGCCCGACTGTGGAGGGCGATCACTTCATGCCGCTATGCTCGAAGCACATGAACAAGGACGCCTTCAGCGCGATCCTGAAAAGCATGCGTCTTGAGATTGCGACCGAGGCCGCGGACGATGGACTGTGACCGATGATGCGCAAAAAGACGAGAGCCGCGAGAAAATCTTTCGAGAAGCAACCAGCGGAAAGTACAGCCAGGAAGAATTCGCATTCCTCTTTGACAACCGCCATTTTGTGGCCGCGCCTGTGTCCATTGAGAAATTCGTACTTGATCCCGCATATCTCGATTGCCCGCAAATATGGCCCGAAGTTAGGAACCTATTAGGACAGCTTTTCGAGGAAGCGCCGAACGGCAAGCGGCTATCTGCTTTCGCAGAGTTTGTGTTGGCCTTCGGTATTGGTGGCGGGAAGTCAACGGCCGTGTCCTGCATGTTCGTCTACGTCGTTTATTGGTTGCTTTGCCTCAAGGATCCGCAATCGCATTTCGGGCTGGTTCCGAAGTCCGCAATCTGTATCATCAACACCTCAACGACCGCAACCCAGGCGAAGCGCGTTGTGTTTGGCGAAATGCTTTCCCGCGTGGAGCATTCGCCCTGGTTCCAGACTAACGCCGCGCCGGACCCCAGTATCCGCAGCGAGCTACGCTTTCCGAAGAATATCGTTATCTTTCCCGGGTCAAGTTCTGAAACGGCACCGATCGGCTATAATATTTTCATGGCCGTCGTGGACGAGGCGTCGTTCTTTATCGCAACGGACGTCGCGGATTACGCGAACCGAATCTATACAACGCTTGAGCGCCGCATAACGTCCCGCTTCGGGGACCGCGGGCTTATAGGGGCAACGTCCTCCCTTCGGTATGTCGATGACTTCACCTGCAAGAAATACGACGCCAGCCGGACCGATGACAAGATATTCGGTTTGAAGCGGCCCACGTGGGAGATGCGGCCGGATGACATCAAGGCCATCCAAGCCGGTGAGTGTTTCGAGCTAAAGCATTCAATCACCCGGAAGATGGTCAAGATCCCGAATAAGTATAAGCGGGACTTCGACCGAGATCCAAAAAAGGCATGGCGCGATTTCGGCTCCGTTGCATCCCTAACGCTTGAGTCTTATTTCACAGACGAGGAAATCCGCCGACTGGATTCGATCATTAAGAATAGCAAAATCCCGGCACCGGCCATTGACAATAGGATCAATCCGGCAATTACTCCGAAGCCTGGGGCGATGTACTCGATCCACATCGATCTTGGCATCGTCCGTGATGCGTGCGGCTTCGCGCTGGCGCATGACGGAAAAGTGGTCATTGATTTAGTTCTCCGGATAACAACTGAAAAACGCGCGGAACAATTTAGGGAGAAAGGCGAGAGAGTCGATATTATAAACGGCAAGGATCAAGTTAGAATCGATGATGTTGTGAAACTTGTTTATGAGCTTGGCGGCCGGGGTTTCCCGATCAGGATGGTGTCGTTTGACGGATTTCAGTCGATACACAGCCGACAGCAGCTTGAGGATAATCAATACCCGACCGATCTTATAAGTGTAGATCGAAATACAGAGGCTTATGATACTTTTAAATCCCTTATCAATACTGGAAAACTTGAATGCAACCATCCGATGATCCTTCACGAAGCGAAACGCCTGGAACTCATCAAAGGCAAGAAAGTCGATCACGCGCAAGGCTCAACCAAAGACGTAGACGATGCGGTTGCAGGCGTGTGTGCTTCGATTGCAAAAGGGCAGGGTGATGAGGTTGAGGACGAAGAAACGATCGTGGATGAATCGGCAAGACTTGAAATTACAGAGCAGATATGATATTTTTTAAAGCTATTTTTTGCGGCGTTTTTGTTGTGTGGGCGATTTACAGTTTGGTGTTTGTTTTGACTTGGTGGCGTGAAGAGCCGTGGGCGACTAGGCTAAATACTTTAAAACCTGTGGAGGCTAAATGAAATTATTCGGTCTTGAGATTTCCAGTTCAAAGAAAATGAACCAGCTCATTGAAGCCATAACGCTCGCCGAACGCCAGCTTGAGGACATTGGCTGGATCCGGATGAATGACCCGCAATCGCAATCGCATACCCAAGCAAGAGAATCCTACGAGAACATGGTCCGCCGTTGTCGGCTTGCCTATATCAAAAATCCAATCATCGCACAAGCCCTGCATCTTACGACTTGGTACACCTTCGGGGATGGCATTACGCAACCGAGATCCAAAGACACCGAACTCGAAAAGATCGTTGCCGACTTTTGGACGGATCCAGATAACCAGCTTGGATTCACAGGCGAACTCGCTCAAATGAAATTATCGAATAAGCTGCAGTACGACGGTGAATTGATGCTTGCCCTGCAGGTTGACACCGACGGAAGCGTGTACGTCCGGCCGATGGATCCTCTCGGCATTGTCCCGATCGTGGATAAATTTGACACGATCCGAAACCTTTTCTATTTGCGGTCCATCCCGGGCGGGAAGCAATACATTCCTGATTATGCGAACGGCGCCGCGATACTTTGGAACCACGGGGAATTGACCGACGAATGGGTGAAGAGGCTCAAGGAATTAGAGATCAACGAAAAGGAAGTCTTGAAGCAGACATATCTATACCACGTGAAGATCAACAGCGATATCCTCGACAGGCGTGGCATCCCGGAAGTTTACCGCGCTCTCGATTGGATGAACGCAAACGCAGGGATTAACAGCGATACCGCGTCATTCATCCGGGCGCAGGCTCAATACGCATGGAACAAGAAAATCACCGGCACGAAGGGTCAAATCAATCAAGCCAAGTCACGGATCCAGCAAAACACCGGTCTCACGAATCCAGCGTTTCAGGCTGGCTCGACGTATATGCACAACGACAAGATTGAGATGAACGCTGTCGGCTTACCGGCCTCAAGCGCGAAGCTATTCGAGACAGGCATCCGTCAATCCCTGCTTATGATGATTGCAGCCTTTGGGCTTATGGAGCATTACTTCGGGGATCCATCAACCGGGAACCTTGCGACATCGAAGTCAATGGAACTCCCGATGCTGAAGAAGTTTCAAGCACGCCGGAAGATTTGGAAAGGTATTTTTAACGACGTTCTGCAATTCGATATTTCCATGAAGCTGATGGCGATCAACAAAAATATGTTTGATTATAACGAACTGAATAACCGCCTGAAACCATCCAAGGGCCGCGGCTTTAAGGACCGGCACATTGATATTGAGTTTCCCCCGATCCTTGATGAAGATATTTCGTTGCTGGCCGATGCCATGGATAAGGCCAAGAAGGGGATGCTTATCCCGACCGAGACTGCCCAGCGCTTCATGCTGCAGGGTATGAAGATTACAAACATCGAAGAAGAGATGGATAAGGATTTTGATGATCCACCGCCACCCCCGCAGCCTTTTGGCCAGCCACCGGATCCAAACCTGAAACCAAAACCTAAAGCAAAGAAAAAGGCCAAAGCTGTCAAGAAGCCTCTCAAGGAGGCCGTTTCGACCGTACCTAAAGATTTGGAGCCACAGCGTTCCAAGTCCCTGACGATTGCTGAAACCTCTAAGGACATGCTTCGGAAGTTGAACGGATACGTGAAACTCATTGCCGGTAACTTTAACGAGATGCTCGCAGAAACCAATGACTCGATGAGCCTTTTCATGTTACCGAGCGAAAACTGGGTCTTCCGGGTTGAGAACATCGATCGAATCCTTAAACGCTTTGAGGAAAAGATGCTCAAGGCCGCCAGCAAGTATTATCCGCAAATGACGCACATAGGCGAGAGTTACGTCAAGTCTCAAGTCCAAATCCGGGAGAGCGATCACAGGATAGTCGAGGCCCGTTTGGATAGTTTCATCGATGATCAACTTGACTGGAACCGTGGCTTTGTTGAGAATTCATTAATGCCAAAATTGAAGAAGAAACTGGTTGGCCTTCGTCAAATGACCTTCGAAAGCGAAATGGCCGCAACCAAGCAATTAAATGAGACATTAGCGGCAATGGAAACGCAGGTTGGGAAGTACGGCGGATCGTTGTGGACCGTCGGCCAACGTGCCATTCCTGAATCCGGTAAGGGAACGGAAGCCAAAGCGAACTTTGTGGGCGTTGAGGATCTTGGAAGCTGTACGGAATGCGTATCGGCTATCCAAGGCAACCCATGGCCTTTGAGTAAAGTGCCGATCCCGGGCGAACAGATATGCCAATCGAATTGTCGGCACGCAATCCAGATCGTCGGTGATGAGGATCTATCCGAGGCAGATATCACGATGCTGCGGGACGCTGAAACGGAATCTAAAGCCGGATTTAAACTCTTAAAGGTCGAGGTGCTTGAAAATGAAAAACCATAATTCTAAAGCGAATGTATTTGAGGACATGGTCGAGATCGTGTCAAATAACCTTGTGGTACGTCGGGAAAGCAAGGATATCCTATCCGGATCGGAACGAATGATCGCTCTCGGAGGTGGCATTCGTGCGCGCCTTGGGAAGACCAGCGACGGCCAGATGGTCGTTAGTGAGTTCCTGTTTGACCGTAATAAGTTCAGCGAGGGAAGCGTTAAGGAATGGATGGATAAGAACTCCGACTCATATTCCGAGAGCCTCCGCAATGTGCAAGAGAATGCCCCGCTTGGATCGTTTGCCGATATCGCCCTTCGCCTTTCGCGCGCGCTTGAGATGGCTAACGTATTTGATACGACGAATAAGTATCTTTATATCGCTTGGATATTCCCTGGCCACGTCATCGCAGATTATGACGGAAGGTATTTTAAGGTAATTTATGAGGAAGACGATAAAGGAATATTCAGCTTCCAAGAACCCGATGAAGTTGATATGAAATTTGTGGCAAAGGAAGGCATCGTCTTGAACGAATCATTGCTAAAGAAAAATCAGGGTAATTGCAACATCGACGATCGTTGTACCGTTGACTTCAAAGAGGCGAATATCGACCGGGCAGAGAAACGTATTAAGGTTATTCTTATCGAGGCCGGGACCAGTTTTGGAAAGCGTCGGCATTATCCGCGGCGAACCATTCAAGAGGCAGCTGAATTATTTGCTGGCCTGAAAATGTACCTTGATCATCCGACGGACCGCGAGGACCGGGAGAAGCCGGAACGCTCTCTAAGGGAATGGATTTCGACCATCACCGAGAGCTGGTACGATAACGGGAAGCTGATTGCATGGGTTACGGTCCATCAAAAGGATTTCTGGGATCTTCTCGAAAGTGATAAGGTGTTCCGCGAGCATGTCGGAATCAGCATCAACACTTCCGGGCGCATGAGCGAGGGAATGATTGATGGCGAAAAAATGGAAATTATTGATCAAATTGTCGCGCCTCGAAGCGCGGACTGGGTTACGGAGGCTGGTGCGCGAGGCCGAGTTTTAAATCTTGTAGAATCTAATAGACTAAGAGAGGAAGGAAAAACTATGTTAAAAACTGTGACGTTACACGAAATGATAAACGAGCGCCCGGACCTCGTGAAAATTATCGAAACAAGGGTGCGCGAAGATATGGAAAAAGAATATAAGATCCGGGAAACAAAGGCAATTCAAGAGGCTGTGAAGCCCCTTGAAACGAAGATCGCCGAATCGGATGCCCGTGAAGTTCAGGCCAAGGAAGCAGTAAAAGTGCGCGACCTTGTCGAAGCTTCAAAGCTCCCTGCTCGTTCCCGCGAACGTATGATCACTCGGCTTTGTGAGAAGTCATACGAAAGCATCACGAAATTGGAAGAAACGGTTAAGGCCGCTATTGAGGAAGAGTTAAAATACCTCAAAGAAGTCGGCGGTGTGAAGATTGGTGCCGGTGAAGACAACACCCGGAATGAAGAGGGTGCGGAAAAGATCACCGAAGGACTTGAAGCGCGCCTTGGGATTAAGAAAGAAGAAAAGAAGTAAGAAAAGATTTATTGATTCAAATTTTTGCAGCAAATAAAATCTTTCTTTGAAAGGATGGACAAATTATGCTTAATTTACGAAATCAATCAGGTCGGCGCATTGAAGTATTGCTTGATAAAGATGTGGCCTCCGGCTCGATTACTGAGAGTTACGGGGTCGTTGGCGTTCCAGTAGACCATGCTTTGAATGGTAATACTGTTACGTTTGTCGAATCCGGGCTTGTGAATTTGACTTATGACGGTCAAGGGACCATTGGCGTCGGTACGTATTTGTATTGGGACGTTAGCGCCGCGGCTTTGACTATCACTCCCGCTTGTGGAGATATTGAGGTCGGACAAGTTGAAATGGCTGATCCTGATGGTGGGGCGAATGTCTACACCGTTAGATTGCATGTCGGTTACCCGCGCGCGATTGCTGGCTGTGACCAGACCTCGCAAGCTGAATAAGATTTAAAAGATTCAAATCCAAGAAGCAAATAAGTGAAGCGAAAAAAATCTTGGAAGGAGTTTTATACTATGAAACCTATTATTAGACCCGATTCATTACTCGGGACGTATTTTGCAACATTGCAAGAAGCGGCTGCGCCATGTGACTTTCCTCAGCTTATGGCGAACGTGCAACACAAGCTTTTGATCGAAGCTTTCCGGGGGTTTCCCTCTCCGTGGGATCGTTATTGCTTGGTAACAAGCGTCAACGATTTCAAGTCTCATAAGAGGGCTTGGCTTTCCGAAGCGGAGGATCTTTTGCTGGTTGGGGATGGTGCGCCATACCGAACCACTCCGTTTAAGGATCGCGCGTATGACATCTCGGTTGAGACACGGGGCCGGTTGTTTGAATTGAAGCGTCACACGGTCATCAATGATGATCTGGATGCCTTCAAGAAAGTCCCTCAGAAGTTGGGACGCGCTGCGAAGCGGACAGTTGCAAAGCTTGTAATTCTGCAGCTAGAATCAAATGGTGCTGCGTATGACGGAAATGCGCTTTTCGGAACACGTGCGGGTCTTGCGAACCAGAGTTTTACGAATCTGACCGCGAATGCCGCCGGTATTGCAGCGCTTCAGGTTGGTTATTCTGCGATCGCTCGAGCGACTGATCCTGACGTCGGTGAGATTATGGGGCTTCAAGCGAAGTATTTGCTTACGTCTCCAAATCTTGCGGAAACAGCCCGATGGCTGACCCGTCAGACAACGATCGGCCGTGGAGCTACGGATGCACCTATCTCTAATCCGTTGCTTGATTCAGCGCTTGGTGATGGGCCTCTTGAGCCTCTCATTGAGCCAGTTATGGCGTCATTCCCTAATCGCTGGTACATGTTGGCGAAACCGGAAATGGCCCATGCGATCGAAATTGCTTTCCTTGATGGTAAGCGTGAGCCGGAAGTGTTTTTGAAAGCGTCGGATGCAGTTCGCATTGCTGGCGGTGGTCGTGACGATTACGGTTATGAATATGATGACATCAGCTACAAAATTCGGTGGGATTATGGCGTCAAGATCGCCTTCTATCAGCCCGCATTTAAGGGTGGAAATTAAAAGATTTTGTAAAGCTATCGAAACTCGGCAAGGCGGGGTTCGGGGACTATCTCCGGCCTCGCCTTGTTTTTTAAGGGGGCATCATGAGTTTTACATATAATCTCGGGAATAATATCGGGAAGACTCGGTTATGGATAGCCGATACGGATTCATCGCAATACGTCTTTGAAGACGAAGAAATTTCTTCCATCCTTTCTCAGAACGATAACGAGGTCAGGGCTGCAGCGGCCGGACTTCTTCTTATCCTCGCAAACAGCAAGGCGCTTCTCGCTAAAAAGAAACAGGCCGGCAAATACTCCGAAGACACAACTCAGATCGCAAGGGAATTACGCGCCCAGGCAAAAGCAATCCTAGAGGGTGGCGTTGTTCCATGGGAAGCCGTTGGGGAACAAACCTTCGGACCAGTTGACCGTCCTTTTGATGGAGCTGGTGAAAGAGAATTTATTGACCGTGAAGCATTGCGGGATGAACTTTAAAAACAGGAGGCATGACGATGCTACCAAAATTATCTGAAAACGACCTTTTGGCTTTCTGTGAACGGGCCGAAAAGGTAAAACTATTCGACTGGCTAATGATTGATGCCTGTCGGGTAGCTCTTTATTACCGATTCCTTTATTTGTTCTGTTACAGGATGTGCCCTTCCCTGATGGTGGAACTCGGGACTTGCGAGGGCGTTTCCTCAATGTGTATGGCGATGGGGAACCCAGGCGGGAAAGTCATTACGATCGACAACAACCCCAGTGCAATCCTCGAAAAATGCAGACGCTCAAATATTAAATATTTGACAGGCGATAGCGTTGCCTCACCGTTTGAACCGATTTCAAATATTGATCTGCTTTATATCGACACAAACCACAATGGCCGGGCGCTTCAAGAATTCAATCATTGGCGACCTCGATTGAATAAAAACGCATTGGTTTTATTCGATGACGTTTATTTGAATTATGATATGGAAAAGTTCTGGACGTCATTCAAGCCAGAAGGTCCGATAAAATGTGATTTGCCCCTCCATGGAAAATGCGGATTCGGGGCTTTGAAGTTTAACGATGCCGAGGAACCAAAGAAAGAGGTGTTGTGATCGATCGATGATAAAGAATGGAATCCAGACAAGCAGTATTATTTCTCAAAAACTGCGTTTGAAGTTGCCTGCTCCGAGCATTTCAGGACGATCGAAAGCGGTCTTGTTTCAAGTCAGATTAACCTAGAAAATAAACCAGTCGAATTATGGCAGTATATTTTAACGAAGGAGATTGCACAATGAAAATCCTACACGAGCTAAATCAGCTTGCAATGGGTGGCGCCGAGCGCGTTGTCCATGGCATCATAAAGAATGATCCGAATAACGAATACACTGTCTATTCATACAAGGATGGGCCAATGCGTAAGCCTCTCGAAGACGCTGGCGCAAAGGTGTTCGTTGACGATGGTAAGGCCACACACGACATCGAGGCCGATATTATCCACATACATACCGGCGGCAATCTTAGTCGGCTTGCTGATGCGGTCCGTGGCGAATATCTCACGATCGAGACAATTCATTCCCCAGTCGTGTCCGTTGTCCGGGACGATCATGTCTTCGCGCGCGTGGGCGTGAGCAATCAAGTCACGAAACAGAACAGGAAATGCCGGACCATCCACAACGGGATTGATGTCGAAAGGCTCTTGATGTACCCGGAATGGACCGTGAAGCACGAAAGCTATCCATCCGAAGGCCATGCCCCTGTTATGATCAGGTCTGGATATGTGTCGTGTAAACAGCATCTTGGGATACCTGACGACGCTTTCGTTGTTGGGCGCGTTGGGCGCATAGGCCATGATAAATGCCTTGAGGCGTTCCTTGTGGCTTGTAAGAAGGCACAGGATAGCAATCTGATCAGAGATATGCATATCATCATAACCGGGGATGAAGCCGAATATTCAAAGGGCTATCTCTCCAAGGTCAAAATAATGGCCGCCAGTCTCCCGCTTTCGAACGTGCATTTTATCCCGGCTCTTGAAGAGGTCGGCTGGGTGTATGAGGCGTTAGACGTTTTCCTTTACCCTTCCCCGACGGAAGGTTTCGGGCTTGTGTATCTTGAGGCCATGACCTGCAAGATCCCGGTTATTACGTGGGAAAACCCTGTCACGAAGGAACTTCTTCTTGGCGCCGCTCAACTTACTCAACCGACGATATCTGCGCTGGCCGAGGCGATCATTTATTTATATATCCAGCCGGCTTTGAGGCACAATCTTGCGGTTACTGGACAGGAAACAGCCTTGAACTATTTCACGGCATCGATCATGTCTGATAAATACCAGAAATTATATGCCGAGCTTTTCCGGCAATTCTATCCAGAGAGGGCTAATCAAAATGAATCAACAGGACCATGATGACGAATATGCTTTGATCCTGAATCAGAGGGTAAAGATCGGACGCCGAGGTGGATTCTCAACGACCGCCATGGGGCAGAGGCGCGCATCAAGTGAAACCGAGGTTAATCCAAGCCTCGAGGTTTATCTTGATTTCAATCCGAAGGGTTATATTTGGCGAGCGCCCGGACAGATGACTAAGGTTGATTATTTTATGTTTGCGCTTTACACGGCCGACCTTCAGCCCGGGGATCTCGTTTATCCGATCTCGGGCATAAGCGGTCTTACGTTTGGGCGCATAATGGAAATCACGACGATTATGGATTTCGATGGAAACTCTCATCACGTAGAGGCGCTTGTGGAGCGTCAGGGATAAATGAGAAACACAGCCGAGCTAAAAGACAAATTTAAGGGGCAAGACATTTGGGTGGTTGGCTCCGGGGCTTCCGCAGTTTGGATCGAACCTGATTTCTTTAAGAACAAAATTGCCATAGGGATCAACCGAATCTATTACAGATTTGAATTGACCTATCTCATGTCCAAGCATACCGATTACATTAAAGCCGCAATCGAAGCGAAACAAACCGTCATCATGTCCAAGTACAAGGATGGTGACATCGAGAATGGCTTAAACGGTTCGGGCGCAGCTTATGTCTTCGGCCATAAAGGGGTAAGGCATGGCGATATAGAGAATGATTTCGATAAGAACCTTGAAGCCGTTGGACAAGACGATGATATCTTTGTCAGCTATTCGACGATCACAAGCGGGATCCATCTTGCCGCGTACATGGGAGCGAAAAATATAATCATGGTCGGTCACGACTGTGGCTATTTGGATGGTTGCGGATATGTTGATCGCGGGGCAATGGCGGCAGAAACATACCCTGAAAACCTTTTGAAGTTTCACGGCTCTAAAAAAGCATGTGATGATTATTACAAGAAATGGTTTCGAGATGTAGAAAAGCAAACCATTGCATTAAAGAAAAAGATCAAGCAGGTATACGGATGCGATATTTATTCTCTCAATCCGTTCATCAATCTCAACCTTGAAGGCCATAAATTCACAAAGGAGCCTCCCACATGATTCCCGAGAATTCCGAAATGCGATTCGAAGTAACAACCTTCTGCCAGTACAAATGCATTATCTGCATGAATGGGGAATTGTGCCGACCAAAGGAAACGATGTCCCTGAATCTCTTCAAATTTTTGCTTGATAAAATCCTTGCCGAAACATCGCAATATAAATCCCTTACGTTCGCGGGTCTTGGTGAATCATTGCTTGACGTATCTTTAGAGGAAAAGGTGAAGTACGCGCGCGCGAAAGGACTCGACCCTCTCTTGATTACGAATGGTGATAAATTGACTCCCGAGAAGTTCATCGAGCTTCAGGCCGCGGGGCTTCATTCCGTCCGGGTGAGTTTTCACGGACAGAACGCGGAAGACTACGCAAAGATGCATGGCGTTGATGGATCCCAATTCGCAAAGGTGAAGGGCTATCTCGATGCGATCTTTCCTCTTAGAAAGACGACAAAGGTACTGTTGACTCACGTCGCGGTCCCGGGCGTCAATGTTGCGAATGCTTGGGCTTGGAGGGCGCTATGGGAAGGCAAAGCCGATCTTGTGGAAGTGTGGCTTGTCCATAACTGGGGTGATCTATTTAAACACCGAAGGATTCAAGGGTCTCAAGAAAGAACCTGCGGCCGTGTTTTTGATGGGCCTCTGCAGGTTCAAGTCGATGGAACCGTGATTCTGTGCTGCTTTGATTATGATGGCAAACTCACAGTCGGTGATTTGAAAACACAAAATCTGGACGAGATATTTAGCTCGCCCGAATACCGTAGGATCGCAACGAGACACAAGACCGGAATGTTTGCCGGGGCGGGTCTGCTCTGTGAGAATTGCGACCAAAGGAATTGCAACAAAGAGGAAGCCTTGATATACAGTTCTGCGTATAAGGACGTCAAGGACCGCGTGAACAGAACTTCAACCGCTTATAATTCACTACAAAAGGGGAATCAAAAATGAAACTGATGCCTATTAAAGAAGGCTTAAAATATTCCATCATTATTGTAAATATGAACACGGCTGAATTGCTGACGCGATGCGTCCGGTCTATATTTAAACACACAAAAGATTTTGAGATTATCATTGTCGATAACGGTTCAACGGACGGAAGCGCTGGCTATGCTCAAAATATGACGACGATTCATCCGAACATGAAATGCATCCTGAACGAAAATAACCGGAACTTCGGACCGGCAAATAACCAGGGTGTTGAATTAGCCGAGGGGCGTCGAATCATCCTTCTGAATTCCGATACGATCGTCACCCCGGATTGGGCCAGTCGTCTTGATCGATGTATGGATAACGACGAAAAAATAGCTATGTGCGGACCTGTCACCAATAATTCGAACGGCCGGCAAGCGGTCGGGGATATCGTTAAGAATAATAAAGCTTCCCAAAAACTCGACCTTGATGGCGCCGCAATCCTTTGGGGGAACAATCACAGAGATGAATTTTATGAGACTGGCGTGCTTTATGGCTGGTGCATCATGGCTAACCGAAAATTCCTGAAAGACGAAGAGTATCTCTTTGACGAAGTTTTTTGTAATTCTTTTGAGGATAATGATATCTCCCTGCGCGCGAGACTCAAGGGATGGAAGCTTGCGATCGATCATTCGACGTTTGTATGGCATGACGGTCAACAGACATTCAAGCGCGGTGATTTGAAGATGTCGAAATACATGGAAAACGGGAAAGTGAATCAGGAGCGCTTTTACGAAAAATGGAAGCCCAAAGAAAAACAGAAATTAATTGCCGTATATCGAATTGCAAACTGTGAACAATATATCGAGCAAAGCTTGGCACGCACAAGCGAATTTGCGGACGAAATCATTTGTCTGTTTGCACGCTCTCAGGACCGCACGAAAGAGATTGCCTTGTCTTTTCCGAAAGTCACGCTATGGGAAGAGTGGACGGAGCCGGACCACCCATTCAACGAACAGGCCGAGCGGAACTGGTTACTTCAAAAGGCGATTGAACGCGAGGCTGATTGGGTGATAAGCGTGGACGGTGATGAGGTGTATGAGAAGAAGTTCGCGGAGATTGCCCCGTCCCTGATGCGTAATCCAAACCCGCAAATCTTTGCGTATTGGTGCAACTGGCGCACGATTTGGGAAGTTGATAAGGATGGAACGGAGAAGTTCCGGGCCGACAGCACCTTCGGGAAGTTCCAGAATTACCGATTCTTTAAGATATTGCCCGGGATGAAAATCAAGGAAAACCGGAATATCTATAACCATCATTGCGGAAGCTCTCCGATCATTGCACCTGAGAATATAAGCTGGCTCAATGTGGCGGTTAAACATTTAGGCTATGACACGCCGGAACAGAGGCAGAAGAAGTACGATTTTTACAGAGCCGCGGATCCTCACCCCGTGAAGGCCGATGTCGGAACGGAAGACTATCATCATTTGATCGATCGGAATGTTGTTCTTAAAACGTACAGGGAACCGAACCGCGTTTCTCTTGTCACGATTTGCAAGAATGAGGACCGGCACATATACGATATGCTGACTAATGTCGAGAGGGCCGTCGATGAATTTGTGATCGTAGATACTGGATCCACCGATCGCACGCTGGCCGAAATAAAACGCTTTGCCAAGTTGGTCTATAAGCCGGTTCGTGTATTTGAAAAGAAATTTGATTGCGATGAGAATGGGGATATCCTTAATTTCTCGCAGGCGCGGAACTGGGCGAAATCAAAGTGCCGATATGAATGGATTCTAAGCATGGATGCCGACGAACGATTCAAGTCTGCAGAGGTGTCTAATGTCTTCGGATTCATTCAGGAGGATGCCGACGCATGGCTTTTCAGCGTTGTGAATTATCTCGAAGCGCCGAGAGGACCGGCCCCGGAAGACAATCTCTTTTCTTTCTCTGAATCGATGCGGCTCTATCGTAACATCGACGAGCATTTCTATTCGGGTTTGATCCATGAGAGCCTCGAGGATTCAATATCCTCACGTGTGAAAAACGGACAAGCGACCGTGATTCATTCCCCGGTCAAGATTTACCATCTTGGCTATCTCAAAGAGAAGGACGGCATTCGCTCAAAGGTGGACAGGTATCATCGGATGAGCCAAAAGCAGTTTGAAATTTCAGGGAATGCCGATCCTCGCGCGCCGTTCAATATGTCCCTGCATTATCTCAATGACGGAGATCCTGTAAAGGCCGAGGAAATGATGGAGCTTTGCCTTAAACTTGATCCTACGTTTTGGAGGGCGCACCAGAATATCGCGTGGCGGCATTTGAGTATCGCCAAAAAACATTTGAATATATGCGCTGGGCAAATGCCGAAGATATTAAAAGAGCGAAATGGGAGCGTCGCGCACGTGAAAGGCGTTCTGGACAAGTTCGACTTTGATATTAAAAAGGTGTGCTAATGGCTGGAATTACCGATCGAAGCGCGAAGGTTGTCGCGCAAAACATCGTGAGGTTCACAAAGGGTTTTCTCCGTGAAGTCAATAAGGATATGGAGAAAGTCAGGAAGTTGCTCGATGACAGGGTGGAGGCTAATATTTCCCTGTCAGATCATAGCCTGAAACAACTTGCAGATATGGGCCATCCTTACGCGACTCGATCCCCGCAGCATATTCATGATCCTGAATATCAAGTTCATTCGCAATCAGGCGTTATGCTGGCCGGGAAGTTTTCCGGGACTGAGCGGGTAAGCATCCGAAGCGGGAAGCTGGTGGCTTCAGCATTTGTCGGGATTGAAGGCGTGGCTCACGCGGTTCATGTTATATTCGGGACTTCTCGAATGATCCCTCGTGATTTCCTTGATGGATCTCTCCAAGAAGAAGCGGGAGAAGCCAGAAAGTTATTGGGAAGATCACTTAAAAACGTAGTCGTCAATTTCAACGGGAAGAAGGTTAAGCTATAATGGCAAGCACGCGCGCGAGAGTGGTAGAAAAAATCATCGCATTATTGAAGGCCGAAAGCCGGATCTTGGAATATACAGGGCAGAGGATTTACGGATCTCATGTCTCAACGATTCAGGATATTGTATATCCGGCGATAAGCATTCATATCATGCCCGGACCCGGCCGCAAGACTTCGGAGGCTTTCCAGGATGAAATCATATTGCAGATTGAGCCATGGATGCCAGCCGTCGGTGGCGTTGAATATTCAGCCTATACTTGGGACGATGTGATGGGTGTTTACGCATCCATTGTCGATACGCTTCATAGAAATAAGTTCTGGGACGATACAATAGGCATAAAGGGATTCGAAATGACGCAGATTTCAAAGGGACCACAGATAACGGATCCAAATGGAATTATGCATTTCCCGAGCCGGTGGAGGATAAACGCAACCATATGAGCGACGAAACTAAATTGCTAGAAAGCCCAACCGTCAAGAAGTTGCTATGTGGAAGGTGCGGGAATCATATTGCGGTCGTTGACATTCAAAATCGATGGGTGCATGTTAAGGCTCGGAAAGTTTCAGTTTCGGCTTGTATTCGAGGTGGTTGTGCTAAGGTAAAATGCCTCAAATGCAAGATCATTAATATTTTTATCGATCCAGATTGTGAAAAGGAAAAACCAGCATACGCTAAAAAATTGAGGTCTGAGCGGGGTATTTGCGAACCCGAATTGCGGCCATGGTTCATAAAATTGAATAGCAAAGACAAAGGAGAAACTTAATTATGGGACGCAATAAACCTTCAGGGGACGCAGCACAGATTTCAATGGGGCCGGGTATAATTTTTCTCGGGCCAGTCGGGGCCACCCCCTCCGTAGATGTTGGTTATGTCACGGGCGATGCTACGCTATCGGTCATCCGGGAAAGAACTGATATTCGCGCTGGAAGCCCTCAGAATTTGATAGAGGCTCTTGCGAGCCAAGAAGATGTTTCGATCGAATTCACAGGGATCGAATGGGATATGGACGCTCTGGCGAAAGCTTTGGGCGATGGAACGACCGCTGTATCTGGCGCCGATGAAACATTGAAAGTTGGCGGGGCGCCTGATTTCAATAAATATGCTTTGCGGTTTCAGCATATTATGGCGGATGGTGGTACTTTAACAGCTGATATGTGGAAAGTAATACCGGCCGGTGAGGTGGCTATCGCTTTGAATTTGGATTCGCCCCACGAAATGCCTATGAAGTTCGACGCGATGTACCCTGGCGCGACAGATTGGGGCGCTGCTGCTTTGTCGGCAGGAGAAGAACTTGTGAAATTGAGTAGAATCAAACCGTAACACATCATCAAAAAGGAGATTGCTTTATGACAGAGGCGGAAAAACAGATGCATGTTTTGGAAGGCGAACCAATCACGATAACGCTTTTCGGAAAGCCAAAAGAGGTTAGGCGGTTATCTATTGCCGGTCAGAGGCGCGCTGTAAGAGTCCTTACGGCCGATGCGAAAGATGGCATCGCTGACGAGGACGCCGGAGATTTTTTGATCGATAAAATGTTTTCGATCGTTTCTCTTGCGACAGAAATTTCGGAGGACGAGCTAAATGAAAAATCGAGTCTCGTCGAGATTATGGCTGCTTTCGAAGCCGTCTATAATCAAAACGAAATCCGTTTTTTATTGCAAACAATGGTCCGAGTAACCCAGGGAGCAAGCGCCGGAAAGTAGTCAAGAAGCAAGGGGATATTATCACGATCCCCGAAATGATTATTTCCGTCAGTTCTGCTATGGGGCAAAGCCCCGATTGGGTCATTGGTAATTTAACGATGCGGCAACTGGGTTTTTATTTCGAGCGAACAATGAAAGAGAGAACAGGATTCCTCGAATATCATGCATCGGTTATTTGGGCGATGGCAAATGGTAAGTTCAGGAAAAATAAAACGATAACCGCTGAAGATGCGGTATCGAAGGGACTTATTAAGGAGGAAAACTAAATGGCGAACGCTGGCGGATTAGGCCGATTAGTCGTTTCGGTCGGGACCGATGTAAAGGAACTAAAAGCAGGCATGGCCCAAGTCAATAGCCAGCTTGCGATCGTCAAGAAAAAGAACGTCCAGACGGCTGCTACTGTCGGGGACGTTTGGGTTAATGCTGCCGCAAAAGTTTTTGTATTTACTCAAGCCCTCCGAGGCATACAAACAGCCTTCAACGCAACTTTAGGCGTCGCGGTCAAATTTGAATCGGCTTTCGCCGGTGTCCGAAAAACGGTCGATGCT